CTTCATTAAGTAACTCTTCTTTAATAATATCTTGTAATTTTTTCACTTCAAATATTTTTTTATAATCAACAACTTTAGATGTTTTTGGTTTTTTAGCTAATTTCCAACCTGATTCTTCAGCATTTTTGGTAGCTAAATTAGCACCTTGTCCTTTTCTAGAAAAAGCATAAGGTGTAGCATATGCTTCACCTCCACCTGTACCAGACATTTCTTCTAGCTCTTTACGTACTAATTCTTCTATATATTTTTTTAAATCCATATCTTTATTTTCTGCTATACCAGTTATATGTCTACCACCATATTGTTGTTTTAGGTAGTTAACCATTTTGGCATTCATGTTAAAATCAGACTCTAATGGTTTAGTATCTGATTCGCCTTCTATTGATTTAGCCATTGCTTGCATAAATCCATTCTCCACAGTATCATCAACAATAGCACTCATCTTATCATCTACATCTAACTTATCTAACCAAGTGTTTGTTTTCTTGGCATCTGGTTTTGAAATTGCTGCTTTGATAAAATCAAAGGTTGTTTTAGCAGCTTCAGCTCCAGGTATAAGTCCCATAACCGCTCCTAACGCTACATTTCCTATCTTCTCACCTTTTTGTTTTAACGATATAGCTTTAATAACTTTTTTTAAATCACCATATGTGTTTAATTCAGCCATTATTTATATCCTAACTTGGTTAATATCTTTTCTACCTCAGCACGTACAGCACCTTTAGATATTTTACCTGGTTGGAAACCTAGCGTTTTAAACCAGTTTTCAAAGGCACCAGGAAACTCTTGAATACTATTGATTGCTTTAGCTTTTGAAGTTACAGTTGATGCAGATGTTTGGGCTTTTCCTAATGCAGCAACATCAGTAGGAGTACTAGGTGCTTCTTCTAACGGCTCATTAGAAGGTCTAGCGCTTTGTGCTTTTGCTACTTCTTTATCATCTTTTAATCTTAACTCAAATTGATATCTTGGTGCATAGTTTTTAGCCCATTCATAGTCCATTTTATGAGCTACTACTTTTGGTTCCCCACGTAGTCCTGTAAGTTGATTTGGGTATTTGTTTAATATAAATTTTAAAGCTTCTTCAGCTTCTTCTTTTTTTACAAAATCTCCAACAAAAATTATAGATGCATAATAACTTATTGTAACTTCTGGGGAGCTTGTAATAACATTTCCTTGAACAACTCTTCCAAGATCTTTTGCTATTCCTTTTTTTCCTAATTCTGGGTTTTGATAGGTCATTGTAACCTTTTTATTATATGTAATAGGTTCTCCTTTTACATTTTTTAAAGGTGCACCATTTATATCTAATGGATCATTAGGTTTTATTTTGCTAAGATGTAAATACAAATTCTTAGCTATACCAGATAAAATACTTGCATCTAATTCGTTTAACTGTGATTCACTTAGGATTCCAGCTAATTGCTGCATTCTTTTAATTTCGTTGATTTGGGTTTTCATTATTTAACTGCTTTTAATTCATCAATTAATTGATAATACTGTAAAAGAGAAACAATATTTTCATCCTTTACATTTTGAGTTTTATCTAAAGGCTGCAACAAATTAACTACTTCAACTAATTTAATTTGAGTAGTTTTATCAGCTACCTCAGGAATTATTTTATTAATTTCCTCAGTAATAACTTTAAAATTATTATTAACAAATTCACGTAATTTAGTTGTATTAGTGATATTGTTAATAAATTCTTTTAATGTAAGTTTTTGACGATCAGATAAAGTAGCATATTTACTATTGAATTTCTCTAATAACATACGATAAGCAAGTATACGAGATCCTTTATCCATATTAGCAAACTCTTCCATTACACGATCTTTAACACCTTCTTTATTTACCTCTTTACGAGTGATGTGTTCAAGTAATGTAATTTTATTATCAATGATTTGCTGTGGTTCAGTAAATTCAAGTGAATTGTGTGACTCAATTAAATTATATACAGCAGCATGCTGCTTATAGTTATTAATTTTAGCCTTAAAAAATTCCTCTAAATCATAATGCTCACGAATATCCTTAATTAAGTTATACTTTTCTTTACGTAAAGCTGTTTTGTTTAAACGCAAAGAAGCCTCAAGCGTTGCGTTGATAAACGTTTCGGCTTTAGCTTCACTTAATGATTTAGGTTGAATTAACGCTTGATATAACTTATATTCTTTAGCTAATTCGGATTTGCCAAAATATTTTCTAACCAATCCGATAGCGGCAGAATCTTTATTAGATACAGTGTCAGATGCAATCTGACGAACCAATAGCTCGAATAGGATACCAGTATTTTTAAATTTGCTATGCTTAATTTTCATAATTAATAGTATGCACTATCTATAAATATGTATTTACTGTATATCCTTGATGTTTTTCTCGTCTAACAGTGATGGTTCTTGATCAGGTCCTACCACGAGCTCTTTGCGAGCTATATTAAATCCTTCAAATAACTTTTTATTACGTTGATACTCAAACATTGCCTTAGGAGTGCCACTACCTTCCTCAGGTTGATTAGCGGTATATAGTGTACTATTTTCACCAGCACCTAATCTATCTTTACCTAATGGATCTTTTTGTGTATTTACAATAGAGGATCTTTCTTTAGGACGGCCTACATCACGTTTTTCATCATATCCTGGAGGTACAGGGCCTTCTTTATCCATTCCTGTTCTACCTTTACCATATAATGAAGCTAAATCGTGTGGAGTACCGTATGATTTACCAGTTTTAGCTGGATCATTACCTTCATTTTCAATTTGGGCTAAACGGAATACACGTTTTTTATCTTCAAGTACTAAATCACGATATTCATCATATTGATCTTCACTAAACTGGAATACATTATGGTAAATCCAATCTGAAGGCATTAAATTAGTATCCTGGACTGATTTAGCTAAATCAACTTTTTCCTTCCACAATGCTACTTTTTCTTGTTCGTAAACAATAGATGGAGTAGTTAATGATAATTCAAAGTTAGTTAATGCCTCACCATCATATCCTTGAGTATATAAATGTACTAATGCAATTTTATATAATTCAGATAAAGCAATACGTTGAATACGCTCAACTGTGCGAGCGAAGCGAATATCTTCGGCAGCTAATGTAGCTTTACCTTGTAAATCTTTTTCAAATCCAAAGAATGCTTTAGGTACTTTAAGGGCAGCTAACATCTCATCACGTAGGAATACTACATCTTCAATAGCATTATACTCAAGACCCTTAATAGTATCAATCTTAGTTGCTGAATCATTGCCACGAGTTGGAAGATAAAAATCCTCCATCATATTCATTAAGTTATAACGTAAGTTATATTCACCAGTTTGTTGATCAATGTAAGGTGTTTTTTTCATTTTCTGCATCACCTTCTGCATGTATGCATCTACCTCATGTGGAGGAATGTTACCAACGTTTACACTAAATACACGTTTTTCTGGGGCACGTGTGATACGATGCAATAACATTGCATCTTTCATTAACACATATTGTTTATAAGTTTTACGAGCAGGCTCAATATATGATCTACCATAAGGTAAATAGTTAGCATCAGTTAATAATCTAAAGTGAGCTACTTCATAATTTTCAAATTTAATTTTACCATCTCTATCTTTAACACGTGATATAATACCACCAGCAGCGATTACCATTGGATCAATACGGAAACATACATAAGATGGATTTTGAGGGTCCATACCTTCTTCACGAACCATATCGTATACTGATAATGGTGTTACATTGTATACACCAAATTTTTCAGCAATTTCCATATGCAAATACCAATCACCGTATTTACACATATTTCTAATCCACATCCATAAATTAAATTCAATATTTAAAACATCATAAAATAAATTATAAAGAATGCGTTGAATATTTTCGTCAGCACTTCTAATTTGTAATACCTCTGCCGATTCATTTTTTAAAGTAGATTCATCAGCAATAATATCAAGTGCTGAGGATATAATTGATTCTGTATCCATTGCCTCATAATCAGTATACAACTGAATACGA